CGCGAGGAAGACAACTAGTGTCCAGAATGCTACGCGCATTGTGCGTAGCATGCTGGCTCATTACCCTGAAATACTACTCATGGACGCGAAGATTACGCCAGAGAAGCTAGAGGAAGAACTGCAAGACCACACACACGAGTACGGCAGTGCACAGTGTTGCATGTCATCGTCAGAGCTTGCCGTGATGCTTGGCACAGAGCACTACATCAAGCACATGCCAACACTGCTCACCGAATTGTACGACTGCCCTGCTGCACGAGACAGTGGTGGCACCATTGCACGCGGTGCCATAAGCCTACGCAACGTATGGCTCACACTGCTCGCTGCATCCACGCCCATCTGGCTACTCAAGACAGTCAACCCTAACGTTGTCGAGGGCGGCTTCACATCACGCTGTTACTTCATTGTAGCCAACGATCCGAAGCACGCTATCCCCTGGCCTACTGAGTCTGACCCAGCACTGTATGATGATCTGTGTAGTGACCTGCGTATCATAGCACAAGAGGCTCGTAAGCAAGGACCGATCCTGCTAACGGATGATGCCAAGGAACACTTCATCCACTGGTACAACGGGCGTGAGCGCTCTATCAACACATTCAAGCAATCGTTCGAGAGCCGTGAGGATGCACATGTGTTGCGTGTTGCAGCACTCATGGCCATCAACGACGGATCATGGTTCATCGACACTGCACACATCGAGTATGCAATCCTGCTGCTGCACGATGTCAAGACACGAGGCGATAGTATCTTCGACGAGGCTGAGGCTCAATCTAAGTTCTCGATTGGCCTAGACAAGATGCGATCTGTGCTCATCAGTTCAGGCATGGATGCCATGCTACACGGTCAGCTATTCAGGCAGTGTAGGATGCACCTGTCTACTGTCGAGTTTGCAGCACTGCTCGAAGTGCTACATGAGATCGGCGCCATACAGCGGTTCAGCATGAAGTCAGAAGGTGGCAAGCGTAGCGAGTATGTGCGTGGCACACAGCTACTCATGTCTCGTGAGCTTGGCACTACAGTCCTAGAGAAGTTCACTCGTTGAACTGATCTGGTCCTTGCTTCCAGTTGATGTGTGCCACATCTACATGCTTACCGACCATCTTACTCAGCCCAGCGTTCAGGTCTTCGATGCGCGACTGTATGTAGCCATACTTGTCAGCTATCACACGTGCACCTTCATTGTGAAACTGACGCTTCTCTTCGATGCTGCCAACGTGATCTGCTACCGTAGCCATCTGCTTCTTCAGTGCCATGATGTCAGGCATCACGTGTGACTGTATGAAGTTGTACTCGGCTGCTGTAGCAAAGAACATGTTACGCATGGTCGGATCAGTTGGCACCTTGCCTTCACCACCACCTTGATCTGGCACTTCTAGTGGGCGTGGTCCACCAGTCGTTCCTTCGTAACGCTCAGCAGACTTGTTGCCTGCTGTCGGTTTCATCATGTCAAGCTGCTTTGATACTGCCTCTACAATAGGTGGCCGCACACTAGCACGTATTGGGTTCTCCCACAGGACATGGTTGAGCATTGGATTGTTATCCATTGCGTCCTGTAGCCAATCTCTGCCTACTTGACCAAGTGCCTCATGCCAGTCACCTGTCTGGTTGTAATACTTATTGAACTGTAACGGTGCATCAAGTGCAGCACCTGCTATACCAAAGAGATTAGAGAACAGCAAGCTCCACTTCTTTCCATCGGCTGCATCGAGTGCAGTGTCGCCAGGAGCTTGGTTAGGCAACGGATGGTCAGTGCCAGCAGGCTGTGCAAACGTGTCGAACGATATACCGCCATGCTGGTAGTCATCGAGTATGCGATCTAGGTCGAGTCGCACAGTCTTGCCGGTGACCGGACCACTAATTGCATTCACCGCTGGTGGTACATCTGCGATGTTGAGTGCATCAGCTAGTGCATGCTGTGTGCTACGCACTGTGCTATTCTCAATATGCTCAGAGAACCAGTCCTTCAAGAAGCCTAGTATGCTATCATGCACTTCTGGATCATGTGGTGCAGCGGCAAGGTTGATCGCCTTACTGATAATGTCCAGCATTGGTGCATACGGTAAGCGATCCTCTTGTGACATTGAGAACATGGTTGCAAGTGATGGATCAGGCCCATTGAATATGTATGCGTTCCCCTCTCGCCCCTGCGTGGAGATCATGTTCTGCAAGTAGTTCAGTGTCTCAGGATGCTGCATGGCAGTATAGATCGACAGCAGTGCAAGACTGCCAACGCTGCCTGCCCATGCTGCGGACGTGCCTACTGGTGTATCCTTGAGAGCTTGACCACGACGTGCCAAACCTTGTGCTGACACGTTCGCGTACGGTACATAGCCACGCACCTGCGCCACAGCCGAACCACCACCATGTATGCCAGGGTCGCCAGTGATCGCTCGCGTCTCATACGCACGTGTAGCCGCATCACCTGTGTTAGCAAAGTTGTTGAGCCTGTAGTAGTAGTCATGTGATGCATCACTCATCTTGGTGAAGATCTGATCCACTGCGTCCTGCAAGCGTATGTATCCTGGCTTTATTGTCCCTAGCTTGCCACCGCTCAAGAACAGCCTAGGCGATAGCTGACTAGACATAGAGCGTATGCGCTGGCCCTCACCACCTACATACGCAGGCAGTCGTAGACGATACGGGACGCTCGATCCACCTACACCTTCTGCTGCTTTCTGGTAAGTTGTCGTGCCAAGGTAGTACTTCTTCAGTGCAGCACTGATTGAGTCCATCACTTGTGGTGTGACTATGCTCTTCACAGTCTGTGTGGCTACGCCTGTATTGGTCTTGTCGAACAGGTTAGATAGCTTCAGCATCGTGTCGTCGAAGCCAGTGCGTGCTGCGCTGTATGCAGCTCCAGGCAAGTTCGTCGGATCGATGCCACGATAGCCTAGCCGTCCGCCTGTAGCTTTCTGCATACCGTAGTCTAGCAAGCCACCAACTCTGCCAGCCTCACGGTTGATCGGCAACTGGAACGCAGTGCGTGCTGCATTGACCAGCGGGAACATGCGTCCACGCAGCAGAGCTAATGCGCCTGTCGTGCCTGCTGACACAGTGCGACGTGTGATGGTTGCTGCATCGAACATCGTCTTCATCTTGTTGGCGTTCGCGTTCGTCAGCATGTCGTATACGTCGTGGTTGTTAATCTTGTAGTAGTCAACCCCTGTTGGGCGACGCACTGTGATCGTGCGCTCAGTTCCTGGTGTCGATGCTGCGGTGTTCACTCCTTGTGTTGGTGAGCTTGCTCCTGGCCTGACACGTTCTACTATCTTAGCAGCTTGTGGATTGTTGGCCTGGAATGTCTCGATGTGATCTAGTATCTTAGAGCGCATCGTATTCACTTCTATCTGATGCTGCATCTTCTCAAGATACTGAGACAGCGACTCCCATGCGGATGACGTGACTTGCTTAGCACCACCACCTGCTGCATAGTTACGTGCCTCTAGCACGTTCATGATGTTGCCGTCAGCACCAACTGTCGGCACATAGTTCGGGTGCGTAGTACGTAGGTACTGAGCTTCACCGGGTGTGTAGAAGCCTTGTGCCTCACCTACATCAACTATGCGTCGTGTGATCGTGCCATAGCGATCAGCCAAGTTGGCGATCAGCGGATCACGTTGTGCGTTGACGATGATACGTGCAAGGTCTTGATCTGACTGGTCACTGAACTTGAAGCGTGCAGGCTGTGTGCCTTGCGTCTGCATGTATGCACGGTTGTTCATCTCATCTTGTGCATGCAGCATGTCGTTGAGCGTCTTCTGACCTGTATCAGATAGCCGTCCGATGTCATCGAATAGACGCTTCGGTGCAGGCATGAACAGCTTGGTCGCGTAGTCAACCCCTGTGTTTAGGAACGCACGCATCTTCGGCTGTTGTGCGGCATCGTTCATAAGGATGCCGTACTCTTTGGCCAACCGCTCACCTGCCTGCGGTGTCTGAGCAGTCATCTTAATCAGGTCTTGTAGCTGTGCAGTGTGGTCGAGCACATTCGTCTCAGCAGCCACAGCAGCAGTATGCACTGCGTTGCCCTGTGGTATCGGTGCCTCTACAGTCTTACCGAACTGTGGGCCAGATACCTGCGAGCCTTGTGCAGCAATCTGTGCTGCTTGGAAGTCAGCAGCCTTCTGTGCATACGCAGGATCAGCAAGACGTGCTGCACGCGCAGTAGCGGACATCTCCTGACCAATGCCAAGCATACGCTTGCCTGCCATACCAGCCAGGAGGATGCCACCAGCAGCAGCCAACCAGCCACCTACAGTGCCAGGACTCTCACCGAGTTGGCTGAATGTAGGTGCAGGTTGTGGTGCTGCTTGTCCACTAATGATCTTGTCGAGTGCATCACCTATCGACGTAGGTGGTTGTGTGCCGACATCAGTTGGTACTGGTGGTGCAGTAGTTGGTGTTGGTGGCGTAGCACCTGTTGGTGCAGCAGGAGACAGCGCATCGCCCAAGCCAGGGATTGTCTGCACATCAGGATGATCTTTCTCGTATGCAGACGTGACACCAGATGCAACTGCTGATATAGGCGCATTAGTCATGAAGTGCTCAGCAGTTGGCACCACAACCTTAGCTGGACCAGAGACAATAGACGGCAGCTTCGATAGCATAGCAGTCATACCGGGCACATACATGCCACCTGCACTGAATGCATAGTCATGCAGCCGTTGCTCTGTCTCGTTCTCGGCGAGCTTGTCTGTCGGTATCAGTTCCTTAGCAAGCCTGCTCGTATCTGCATACTGACGCTGCATCTCTTCTGCACCAGGAGCAGCAGGCAGGTTAGTCTGATAGCCTAGCTGCTCAGCACCTTTGTTGATTAGCCACGGGACAGTGCTACCTACACCACCGTAGATTGAGCTAACAACACCAGGGACTGTTGGCTCTAGGTTGCCTTGGTCATCACGACCAACAGGCATCACCTGTGCAAGTGCACCGGGCGCTAGGCTCGTAAGCGCAAGTGGTAGGCGCACTTGCAGGCGTTGGTAGTCGTCATACCCGGCCTCACCCGGCTTAGGTGGACCGGGCGGTAGCGGTATGTCCTTTATGTTACCTGGATAGAAGGCGTCTAACCAACTCATCTGTATTGCTTCTTGCTCTTGCCGATTATCACAGGCTTGCCGTCTGGTCCCTGTGCGATCACAGGATTACCACCATTCTGTGCATACGCACCAGTGATGTCTGCATACTGTGCTGGAGACATACGTGCTTTGTTCGTCTCTACCCAATCACGCACAGTCTTCAGCACTGCTGCATTGCCCGGTGCTGATGCCGCAGCAGGCTGTTGCGCTGGTGGCTGCGCTCCTGGTGCTGGCATTGTCTCTGTCTTAGCAGGAGGCAGGTTTGTGCCAGCACTTCTACCACCGCTGCCAGACATACTAGGCGGAACAGGTGGTGGAGCAGCACCGATACTCCCTGGTACTCGTGTCTTTAGATAAGCGTTCCACTGATCGTCTGACCAACCCTTTGGTTTATGCAGACTTTCCGATATACCACCAAGCTCTGGATTAGGTGGCAGCGTAGCACTTGATCCAGGTGCAGCGTTAGCATCACCAGCGGCCCTGATGCGTGCAGCAGCCAGTCGTGCTGCTGCATTTATGTTTGCAGTCTGAATAGCTAGTGGTGTGCCAGGTGTAAGTGGCACACCTGTCATGTTGGTTAACGTCTGCGGATCAGGTGTGTTACCTGCTTGCACCATGTTGTAGGCACCAGAGCCAGCATGCTCTAAGTTGGTTGCTCCCTGTGCAGCGTTTGCAGCACCCATTGCAGCTTGCACATGTGCATCGCTCGGATCGATGAAGCCCATCGACGCAGCGATGTCGTATCCACCTGGATGTCCTGCTAGACCAGCAATGCCTTTGGCACGTGCATCTGCTAGCTGTGCAACGATCTGTTGTCTTGCAGCTTCATGCTGTGCATCAAGCTCCTGACCATACAAGTTCTTGTTGGCCTGTCGCTCTAGCCAGTACTGATCGAGTGCTGTCTGTGACTGTGCAGTATCACCAGCGAATGATTGCTTAGCAAGCTCAGTCTCGATTGGATACGGCTCTAGTGCAGCAGGATTGAACGTGCCGTATGCATTCTGTGTCGCCATCACACGTCTCCTACCACGTCACGCCCTTATAGGCTGGATCGTTTGCTGTAGTGTTCTCCCAACCAGATACAGTGTTGGCTGCATTAGTGCGTGCCGTAGGACTACTACCAGAACCAAACAGTGCACTGATTAGATCATTGCCTGAGCCTCCCTTGCCAAACGCAGTGCCCAAGTCTTTCAACCCAGACACTGCTTGGTTCAGTCCGAAGTTCGGATCAGGCACAGTGCTACGTGCAGCATTGAAGCCAGCACCAGCGATGTTCGCTGCATTGTTCGGTCCAGCCGCACCAGCAGCAGTCGTGTATGCTGCGTTACCAGCACGCTGCGCCACCAACTGTGCCAACGTAGAGTTGGCAGTACTCGGTGTCAGTGCAGTTGTGCCAAGGTTCGGTGTTGCCAAGCTAGATGCATTGACTGCTGCGTTCTCTAGCCCAGCACGCTTCGACTGATTGATCTGGTCAGTGCTGGTCATAGCAGAGATGAGATTGTCACGCATCGAGTTACGCAAGTTCTGTGCCTCGCCGAGTCCAAGCTGTGCCAGGATCGGTGCCGCTGCTGTACCTGTCCGTGCAACACTACGCAACGTGTCAGCACGCAATGGATCATACGCTTGTCTGTTGGCCTCAGTAGATTGCTGTGTCAGCAAGCCAACAAGGTCGCCATACGACTTGGGCCTGAACGTAGACAGGTCACGAACCGCAGCATCGGCAACAGGACTGGCAAGTGCAGCACGACGCATAGCCTGCTGATTGACTAGCTCTTGGTTCTGTAAATCAGTCGTGTTGCGTGTGATGCCTGCTTGCATTGCAGCAGTGTCAGACGCTTTGGGCAAGTCACCTAGATCAGTGACCCACTGATTAGTAGCTGGATCATACTTGACAGTTGTGCCGAATGAGTCCTGTGAACCAGCAACAGCACGCTGATTGACCAGCGCCTGCACCAACTGCTGGTTACGCATGTTGTTGTAGTCAAGGTCAAGCTGTGCTTGCGAGTAAGAGTTCGCGCCAGTGTTCTGCTGGCGGCCCATGCCCATTGCAGCACTGCCAAGCGAAGCAACCGCAGCAATGGTTGGTGCAATCCAAGCCATCAGTTGAGTTCCTTCATGTATGAGACTTCAATCTTCTTGAAGCCCATCTTCTCGAACAGCGGCTCAGTATCATAGATCAGTCTGTGTTGATGCACAATGTGTGTTACACCCATTGCCCTGAAGAGGCTCATGGCCGCTTCGACTAGAAAACGCCCAACAGCTTTGCCACGTGCCTCTAGCCGTACACCAATCATGTCACATTGTGCAATGCGTTGGTTTGCATGGTGCATGTGATCGTAGATTAGATAGAGAGCAAAGCCGTCTAGCTGCGCTTCACGACTTGTGAACAGGAAGCATGAGCCTGCACGCTCCATTGCTGCATAGCGTGTCCAGTTGATCTGTAGCTCAGACATGCCATCTGATGCATTGCTACGTGCATAGTAATCACGTACTAGTGCATCGCACTCAGCCCATACATCACCATGCAGTGTGTCGAGCGTAATCATCAGAACGCACCCTGATTACCCAGTCCACGCTTACGTTGTTCTTCTTCGTCAGGTGCTACGAATGCACTCGACGTGCCACCAACTGCACCCGCTGGGTTGGCTGCTGTCGGGTTGTTCGCTCCCTGTGCTGCACCACCAGCGCTAATCAGGTCAGTGATGTCAGCAAACTTAGAACCACCAACTGCATTGCGTAGTGCACCACCGAAGTCAGACAGGTCTGTGTTGACCATGCCAGATGCACGTGTCGTATACGTGCTGGGATCGAATGCACCACCAAGCGTCAGGTTGTTCACGTCACTGCGTGCACCGCTAATGAAGTCGTCAAGGGCTGACCGATCACTGCTCAGGATGCCACGTCCTAGGTTGCCAACAGTGCTTGTTGCTGCATCCTTCTTCTGGTTCAGCGAAGCAAGTGCACTGTTGTATCCTACATCAGTCAGTGTGCCACGCTTCTGTGCATTAGTTAGCTGCTGCATCAGCGGATCGAACTGCTCGTTCACGATGTCAGACACGTACTTGCCTGTCGTGTCATCAGGCAATACAGTAGATGAATAGGTCGGCGCGAAAGTCGAGTTCAGGGTGTTCAGCGCTGTAGTGCGTCTATCACCTGTTGCCGAATTGAGGATCGTATCACCGAGCGTAGTCGGGAACGCAGCATACGGATTCGGGTCCAAATCCTGTATGGAGTTCTTCTGTCGATCCAGCATTGGCTTGATGTAGCTGTCCATGTATGCATTCGGATCAACACCGGCACGCTGGAACGATGCTATCGTAGAAGTCAGTGCATCGTTATATGCTTTGTCACGTGTGCCTTGGAACGTAGTCTCAGCAGTGGCTGCCTTCGTGTCAGACGCTGCCTTTGCAGCATCACTGTCAGACTTCTCCTGTGCCTTACGCTGATTGATCTCAGCGTTCAGCTTGTCTGAACCTGTCTGTGTTGGTCCAAGCGTATAGCCCATCGAGCCATCAGCCTGTGGACCATACGAGTATCCAACGTCATCAGTGAACGACATGCCGTTGACAGGATCAGTGTACACCTGTGGCTTGGACGGTGCCTGCTGTTGACCACCACCACCTTTACCCCCGCCGCGCACACCAGCGAACGTGAGATGATCGACTTGTCCACCGGGAGTAAACATCACACGTCCCTCTGATACTTGTAGATTGAGCCGAACCGCCTGAAGCCAAGATGCCGATAGATGTTATCGACTGCGAAGCTGTCTATGTCAGCGATGTCACCTGACTGCACTTGCGTTGCGTGCTTCTCATCTAGTGCCCACGCCACGAACTGGCGCATAAGCATCACTGCTGCCTTCGTCCGCTCAGGTGAGCCAGGACGCACGAACCACGCATCCTCAATCGCACCGTTCTTTGGCGAGAAGAAGAATGGCTCGACGTGCCCGACCACTGCACCTGTGTACTGTCCATCTACCTTTGCCAACCTGAAGCAGTAGTCATCGTTCTTGATTACACGGATCATCACCTTCAGTGTATGGTCCCAATCGAACACTGGTCCTATGCGACCATACACACCAAGCTCGTGCAACTCCTTAGCCAACTGCGTAGCATACGGCACTGTCTCAAACACCAGTGGCTCAATCTCAATCATGCTTGGCTGTAGCAGCTACACACTGTCCAGTGATCTTGTGGATCAGTGGTGCAGTGACACGATACGGTGCAGCCACGTCCTGCAAGATGCTGAGCAACTGTTGCCAGTCAGCAGGTGCCATTGTCACACTGATGTCCTGTGATTCTTGTGGTGCGTCAAACATCACTTGTTCTCCAATGCTACTACACGTGCGTCCATCTGTCTCATTGCGTTCCACAGCACAGAGATCAGCATTGTTTCTGAGATGCCAAGGTACTCATCACTCCACTGCTTCACAGCTTCAGGTATGTACTGCTGCACGTTCTGTGCTGAGAAGCCAAGCTCTTGCACCGTGCTACCAGTGCGTGTGAACATGATTGGGTCAACGAGCATGACCTCGTTCATGCCATATGGGTTAGGCTGCGTGCTATCTTTCGCTGCTTCGTCAGACAAGTTTACGTAAGCACCATTACCTGCGACTGGTCCAAACATGTTGAGGAAGTAAGCATCTGAGCCACGTGCCCATAGCCACGTACCACCTGGCTGGGTCCATGTCAGGTCACCGTTCGCTGTGTTCCATGCCCAATACCAGCTAGTGCCATACTGAAGGATTCTGTAGCTGCCGCCTTGGTAAATCACGAAGCTCGGATCAGCACTGTATGGATAAATCCCACCACCAGCTTCTAACACACCTGGAACAATTAGATTGCCTTGAGGTGTGATGTTGAACAGAGAGACACCATCTGACCTCATGTAGTTAAATCCACCAGTGCTCCGTGTGTATCGCAGATTCCAATTGCCTGAATCCATGTATATGTAGCTGTATGTTCCATCGCCAACCATTCGCATGCCGGTGGTGCTAACACTGAATGTCGGTGACGTTACTGTGCTTGCATGTGCAAATATGCCATTGCCATCAACTGCCCACAACTCTGCATTGTCTGAGCCACGCAAGTAAGCTAGACGACCATTGGCTCGCGTGTATCGCAGTCGCCAGTTGTTGGCGTCAAACACCATGTCAACGACTGAAGAACCAATAGTCCAATAACCTACACTGCCTAGATAGTACGTCGTAGCTGCTGACACCGTTCCTGTAGATACTAGTGTCGCTGCACTGATCTGTGCGCTTGAAGCTACTGCTCCTGTCAGATTGCCACCTGCTAACGGCAGCTTGAGGTCTGCATATTGCTTCGTCACAGCCTGTAGTGCTGTCGTCGGATTAGCTTGTAGCGTAAGCGGACCAGTCAACGTGCCGCCAGCCAATGGTAGATAGCCTACACCACCTACACGTGCGTCCACGTATTGCTTCGTAGCTGCACCAAGTGCGACAGCAGGATCAGCAGATAAGATCAACGCACCAGACAGTGTGCCACCAGTCAGAGGCAATGCTCCGTTCGCTGCTGCTGCACTGTTTGCTGCATTGGTTGCACTGTTGGATGCACTTGCTGCACTGCTCGATGCTGCGCTAGAAGCGTTCTGTGCCTGTACAGCATAGTCACGTGCCGCAGATACGATCTGCACCCACCGACCAGGATTAGTCGTACGGTCCTGTGCAAACGTGGTTGGTGCAGCAGGTGACGTGTGCCCAATCACACATGTCCACATGCTGCCATCAGCAGAGTCAACAACTGACACGCCACTTGCGTATGCTATGCTATTCTTCCAGATGCCAGCTAGATTGGCCACACCGAAGAACTGACCAACTGCTGCATCTAGAATGATTAGATCATTGTTGATGTCCTGGTCCCACGGCTCCTGGTCGAACGAAGGCAGGACCAACTTGAGAACAGTTGTGTAATCAGTCATCAGAGCCTCCTGATGCTCCCACCATTGTAGCTGACAGATATACTCACGAACCGTAGAGGCTCCATCGTTGTGCCACTGAACCGCAGCTTCATCAGCTTGAACTTCAGTGGGAACGCATACAAGCGTTCTTCGCTCGTGCGCCTACCACCACCGTATGGTGCATCACCATAAGGCGAACCACCGTATCCACCACCGTCACCGCCAATGAAGTCCATCATCATCAGTGGTGAATCTACTCCACTCTTCGTGTAGATGTTGTCTACGTAAGCACGGACAGTGAACTGCGCTGTTCCCTTCGTGTCGATGCCAAGATAGCGTGCTGACTTCGTGTTCATGCGATGCTTCATGTCAGCCCAGGGCATCTCCCAATCGAACGTGACAGGGATACCCATACCGCCGTTCACTGCTGGATCATTATACAGATCACACGTATGACCTGGATCATCGAACGCATACGAATATAGCTTCGCACCCTGACTGAAGATGATGTTCTGCAAGCTAGTGCGACAAGCTGACTGCCACTTCCAACCACGTAGCCGTGCCCATGCTTGCACGCTCAGCGTTGGGATGTTCGTGTAGCTGAAGCACACAGTCTCTAGCAGTACACCACCAGAGTCGAACACTGGCACGAACAGCATGTATCTGAAGTTCCGCAAGTCATAGACTGCGAACATGTACTGCTGCACCTGTGCCGTGCTCAGCGGCTGGATCGTAGCAGTAGTCAGCGGATCGATGTAATGGCTCGCACGCACAGGTCGCAGTGTGCTGAACACATTGATGCGGTTGATCGAGTTGATGCCCACGTTGTCGTTGAAGAATGTGTCATCACCAACTGACACCAGTGACCTGTGACACAGACAGCCGAACTCTTCGATGAAGCCATCATCAGTTGGTGTGTGCACAGCCGGTGAGCCAGTATACACGCCAAGGTTCAGCGGCAGCACACCACGCTCAAACGTCACCAGCAGCTTGTCGCGATACGCAACTATGCCTGTGATCGTAGAACTGCCAAGCGACACACGTGGACCGAGGTTGATGTTCACTGCATCATTGGGTGCTGGATCAGCTACATACGTGCCACTGGTTCCCTGTGCACTGATGAACACAGTGCTTGGATCAGTCGGCACACCAGCCATAATTGTGTACTGGCCATGTGCGATCACATACTTGCCAATGGGCGTGTTGACGTTAGTGCCTGTTGCCTCGTCAACTAGGAACTGCGCCTGCATGTAGTTGGGATCAGTAGGCTTGCCCTTCACCAGTATGGGCTTGTCCTTACCATTGCATGCAATCAGGTCACCGTTGAAGATGGTGAACGACGTATACACGACATTGCCTGCATCCCACGGCTTCGTGCCAGCGGGTGCTGCGACACGTGACATGTTCGTGCCAACACCAGTGCCATCTATTCGTGTGAACGCACCACTCTGCTGCACTGCGATGACGTAGTTGCCAAAGTATGTGTGGTTCACAATCGGTGTGGTGTCCCACAACTGACTGCTGAAGAATTTGGTGCCAGGACGTATAGCTAGTGAGCCATCAGCCGAACGCTCGATGTTGTCGAGTATCTTGGCATACTTCGGTGCCATGTTCAGATCAGTGTCTGCTACGTTCAGACCACCATCGAACGAGCGCACAGTGCTAGTCTGTATCGTGAGCTTAGCACCGATAGGCTTGGCATCTAGTCCACGTAACTTGTCGAGATACATGTCAGAGGTCCGCTACCAAACCGTACGAGGCTTGTCCCCAACCATACCCAGGCCCTGTGGTGATAGTAAGCTGCGTTTGCATCATCGAAGTGTTGACTGTTCCAGTAGCAAGCCCTGATGCGTTAGAGTAGGAGGCACCAGCGATTGTCACTGCGGGAGCAGCACGCATTGTCACAGGCAGCATGAATGAATTATACACGATAGTACCTGTGGCGTTATAGCCCGATGAGGTCAAGCCAACGAATGTCTGATAGAATCGCTGGCAGTGTCTTAGATCATCTCCGTATTCGATCTTCTCTAGCGGTGTCGCATTGTTGCCAACCTCAACCTGTACACCCCAAAGGTTTATCACACCTGTTTGCACACCAACATTGCCTGCGGCTGGCGCTGACGTAGCACCACTTGAGAACCAGAAGTTCAATCGAGTGTAGTGGTCGTTGTTCGTCCCGAATGTCAGGAAGTTGGTAGTTGCTAACTGGAACGTAAGACTGTAGCGTACAAATGTCAGACCGACGGATACAGACTTACCGATGCCAAACACTGTCGCTGATGGTGAACCGCCCGTACCGAAGTACTGGTCTAGTGAAACACCCAAGTTTAGTGTTCCACTAGAGGCTGCTGTGAAACTGACAGTTACTGTCTTACCTCCTAGCCTACGAACGTTCTCTATAGGCTGCGTGACACGTGCATAGTCAGATGCACCAGCAGTACCAGTGAAGTTTGTAGTCATATAGACTATCGCTTCTTCGTCACCGATCTGTCCACGTGCAGCGTTGTTTGTTGTCTGGATACTGATCGAAGCTGTACTGCCAGCTAGTGATAATGACCAACGGTCAGCCGTGTAGTTGCCATTAGCTGACCACGGTCCTGCACCACGCTGCTGTACATTGAACAGTCCGTTGTGGACCATATTGCGTCCAACGTTACTTACTGCTCCACCGAGCACACCACCGAGCGGTCCTTGCGCTGCCAGCGTAGTGAACGCACCGGGTGCTGGCACTGTCAGACCGATTGGCGAACCATCGATTGTCATGCCAGTAGTTGTCTGGGCAACAGTAGCAGCTTGAAGTTCAGAGTTGGTTAGTGCACGCGGCCAGTAGCGCACACGGCGGATGCGGCCGTTGGAAGTTTCCGACACTGACGCATCGCCCATGAGTTTGATGCTGGTTATTGCACCAAAACCAGAAGTCAGACTGCCAGACACGATAGCGCCGCCATTGAGGCATACCGTGCCTGCCGTTCCGGTGATCGCCGAGGCAATCATTGCCAACGTATTGACGGCAAAAGCATTAGCGGTTGTCAGCGTGACTGCCCCGTCGTAGGTGCCGCCCCTGCCGACATCAGTGACGTAAATAGGCGCCACTTGGTTATTGGAACCAGCTACAATTCTGCCGAAAAATCCCGCCCTGAAGCCTTCCACCGTGAAATCCGCTGCCCATGATCCGAGCGTGCCGCTAAACCCCGGCGGCAGTGGCATCGTCGCCACATCGGCGGCCCGCGCCACGGCAGCACCTGCGGTCGGGATGTAGGAGGTCGGGAACGTGCCGGCTTCTACCTGATACAACGCCGTATAAAACACGTCACCCGTCAGCAGTCCTCGGATGACAAAGTTAGCAGATGTTTCCGATGGGCCGGTTATATATTGCATGACAAGCCGCTGCCAAATTCCCTTGCGGGCCATGTCATAACCATCAGCCGCAGGGGGTTGTTGCGTTCCTGTGCCGCCTTCGCCTGCGTTGTTATAGAGTAAGTTTGTCGTCGTCGTGGTGTTGGTGACAGGAATATAGGCATAGAAATAAAACTGATAAGTCGTTGCCGCGGTCAGTCCAGAGACAGCCACCACGCCTCTATTCAGGGCGCCAGTGATCGTGTGTTTGTAGATCGTCGCTGGCGCATAGAGTGGCGACAGGTCAGTGCTTGACGCGATAGTGGCGCCTCCGCTCGTTGGTGCAGCGGCGTTGCCGTTCAGCACCAGGTTGGTGCGCGCTTCCTCGATCAGCAGCCCGAGCGGCGCGTGCGTCACCGGGTCGTAGTCGAAGCGCGCTACATTGCTCAACGCTGTCTGCATCGTGCCAGTAGCGTCGAAGTACGTAGCGGTGCTCGCACGTGTGAAAGTGATGCGGCTATCCAGCATACCAGACAGAAAGTTGAGATCGAGCGAGGTATCAACAGGCACAGCAGGCAATGGGTTGGCAGTGTCTACATACTGCTTCGTCGCTACATCAGTCGCTGCTATCGGACTGAGCACACCACTTATGCGATGGTTGTTCATCGCAATGTCAGTGGCTTGTGCAGTCAGTGCTGCTGTAGTGAATGTACCAGCAGCAGGTGTAGTTGCACCGATTACATGACTGTCTGACGAGCCCCCGATGATAGTTGCACCGCTAGTCATTACTACCAAGCCAGTGGCACGACTGATTGATAGCGGTGTAGCAAGATAAGAACCAGCATCGTTAAAGCGATTCATAAACCAGTCGGAGCCAGCATTAGCTCCACTTTCGGCAGCACCACTTACACCAATCTGCCATCGCTGCTGAGTACCAGAGAAGTAGCTTGCTGCACGAAGTGTTCCAGCAGCGCCTTTATAGTTCATTGCTGTACTATTGACAGCAGCAGGTGTCGTTGCACCAATCACCGTATTGTCGATACCACCTGTAGCGATCAGGTTACCAGCTATAGTGCCGCCAGTCAGTGGCAGCACTCTTGTCCATGCAGCATTCAGCCGACCATAGGTGGTCCCATCACTCGGTGCTTCAGAGATGTTAGGGACATAACTTACTGCTGTGTCTACATATCCTTTCGTAGCTGCTTCTAGTGCGCCTGTCGGCGTATACGCAAGCGTGAACCGTCCTGTCATCGTATCGCCAGCTCGATCAATGCAGCGACCGAAGTCAGTGTTCAGTTTGTCAGCGCGCAGCGGATTCTCACCACGCACATATGCTGTAGAGGTCATGCCAGTGGGTCCGCGTCCAGTACAAACCAGTCGTTCATGTCAGTCTGTGTTATCATGTCAGTGCCGCCAGCAACTCGTGGATCAAGCTCTAGCGAGTGTTGCGCCAGTGCTGCCTTCAGTCTGTTGCGACGCTTCACTGCGAGCATCTGATACTTGTTCACCTGTGCTGGCACAGTGCCATCATCTGTTGCATACATCCAGCATGCATCATACATGAGCAATAGCTGGTCGAGATACAGAGAGTCATTGTCTCCGAACGGTGTCGGAGTAGACTGCCGTGCCCAAACAACAACGTTCCCAGTACTGTTGGCTGGGAACACCTTGAACGGCCTATGTGGTGTAGTCATGTCGGGAGCTAGATACATAGCTCGACCGGCAGACATGGTAGTGTATGGATTGATGCCCGGTGACATCTCACGCAGCTTACGATTGCTGCCTTCGGGCCACACAGCAGCTATGTCTGTGTAGTCATCTACAAAGCTAATCGGTCCTTTTAGATCAGCAGCAAGCAAGCCAGTCGTGCCATCGATGGCAACCTGCTGGTAGTACATGTACTGTGGCCACCACAATTCATCGATCTCGAACGTGTATGCGTTCTGTACGAACTGCCGAATGATGTTCGATGAGTAAGTCTGTGTAGCAATGCCTGGCACTTGCGACAACTCATTGATTGCCGCATTGACGACATCCTTGACCAACACTGGCATGGTGTGCTCCTACACAAGTAGGTAGCACAACAGGAGCGGAACCTGCTGCGCTACCTACCAACCAACAGCTTGGCGTGGATCAACCACCAAACTGCTGGATGCCGAGCAGACCACCACGATTGGCCGTGTTGACATCGTTCACGCAGTCACACGATGCGCTAATAATCACACTGCCATTCGGTGTAGTCGTGGGTGTGTACATGCCTCGCGGGTCTTGCGTAGTTGCAGTCTGCGGATCGACAAGCGACGGAGCCTGCAACGTGCCCGCTGCTGCAACAACACCGTTGGCGATCTCATAACCAACACGTATAGTCTTGTATGGCAGACCGAGCTTGGCGCCTGTGCCAATACTGATCGTAGTGCCAGCAGTGTTGCCAAAGTTCACAACGGTAAACCACTTCCATGCCTTGTTACCAACAACAGGCGTGGTGCCATTCAATGTGAACGTCTCCTGCATAGCCTGACCAGTGTAGTCACCACCGACCACAGTAACAGGCGAGGTCGCTGCACCACTTGCAACTACAGTGATATTGCGACCAAACGGATCAGCGATCTGTGCCACACCGCTCAGGTCAGCACTGGTAGCAGGAGCCGCGATGCTCACACCATTGGCAATAGCAGTTGCATTGGCAGCAGCCGGTGCACCAAAGCTCACGCGCGTTGCACCGTTGTAGTTCACGTCAGCACTATATGCCATTGCAGGCACATACGTACTGATCCGACGCTGGAAGTTAGTCCCAATAGCCATCACGTTGGGCATTACTCAATCTCTCCCTGCTCGATTGCAGACAAGCCACCGTGCATTGTCGGTCGCGGCCTGTTCAACTGCTTACGCTCCACGATCTCCTTCGGGCTGAGATTGTAGTCATTAGGCACAATCTCACCACTCTCCATGTCCACCATCTGTGGCTGCTTCGTTACACCGACACGCATCAGTTGTTCAGTGTCGTCAGCAGCGATGAACATGCTATGGCCCTGTGGGAAGTAGACCATGTAGCCTTCGTTGAACTCTTCCTCGATAGTCTCAAGCCTACGTGCGATGATCTGCTTGTTCTTCAGCGGACCAACCTCACGCACATCCTCTACGATGTGCATGACAGTGCGCTTGAACTTACCAGTCACACGCTCAGCTTGGAACGTCGGCTTGAAGTCACGCGAGCCGCTCATCGGTGCGTGTCTGATTTGGTAGCATGTCCACCAGACGCAGAGGCACCAGACGTTGGCGTAGCAGATGCAGGCGTAGGCTCAGGCGTCGGTGCCTTCTCTCCCGTCTTGTCTTCTTCTTCACTCACCACTGGATGCGTCATACGTGCATCCTTAGTTGCAGTGGTGTGATACACCTGCTCATCAGTCAGCGGCTTCGGACCCTGCTCTTGCTGTTCTGCCGCTGCCTTATCATGTGCAGCCTTGTCTGCCGCAGCCTTATCGTGTTCGTGCTTGTCACTCATCACACTCTCCTAATTCGTCAACACGCCATGCGTGCGATATGCGCGCCACAGACACCACTGGCCCTGCCACACTACACGACTGCCAACCGCGTCTACGTTCCACGGTGCAACAAGCTCCTTCACCTTCATGTTGACACCGCGCAGCATGTGCAGACGCAGATACGTGTCATTGATGAAGTAGGCATACGACACCGGACAGTCCTCATCATACAAGATGGGGATGCCATTGTGCAGCACGCCCTCGAAGCCAAGATCGAACATGCGCTTGCCAGCCTTACCCTCTGACAGCGGTATGGTCATCTTGTCGCGCACAGCCTGACGATACATGCGGTAGATGTTGCGTCCTGCCAGGATGACGCTTGGCTTGTCGCCTTTCAGCGTCAAGTCCATGAGCACGTCATCGAACACTTCTTCGATGTTCGTGCTATCCATTCCACCGGCAAAGATATAGGCTGAAGTACGCCACTGTGGTTGGGTCGCACGGTTGATACCGCCAAGTGTACCAACTGTCGGGTTCGTGGGCAGCACACTGCCCAGCCCGAGAGGGTCCGTGCCACCGCCTACTGCATACAAGTACTGAGAGAACTTGTCCTTGAGGCTCTCCTCAAGGACGTTCATCTTTTCCTTCATCAGCTTGAAGATAGCAGCAGCACCGTTGTTCTCGTCCTGCTCCTGGTCAGAGATGATGACTGAGCCAGCGACGCGCGAGTAACCATACTCAACCGTGTCGAACTCATCAGTCTGATTGACCGGCAGTGGCATGTAGTAGTTGTACGACGTGACGTTGGGGTTACGCCCAACAGTCAACGGGTTGGTGATGTTGTAACCACCATCCTCGTACTCCACTCGATCATTGCTGAACACCCACGCCATGAGCGCGTTCGACTTGATGCTCGCCATTACCAGCTTACGTCTACTCTTCGTCAACGTGCTGTGCAGAACATCTGCAACAGCGGGGATGATTGTACCGACAGGCATTGACTACTCCACTAGTTAAGTTGACCACCACTCTCTTGCATCGCACTGCGAATGATGTCCGCCCACGATGCGTTCTCGCTGAACTGCTGCGGATTAGCTGCACCGTTCATACGAGCGGTGCCTGCTTGGTTCACACTGCGACGAGTTGGCAGTGGGCGCGTTTCAACTTGTGGCTGGGGAGTAGTCTGCTGTTGGCGCAGCGCGGCAATCTGTGCCTTTAGTGGCTGCGTCCAATCGAGGCCGTTCTCGTGCGCCCAACGAATCATCTTCGTATAGGCAGACTGAAGCGGCAGGCCCGGCTGAGCCTGCAACATTTCGCCGAGCACGTCAAGGTTTGCGTTGGCTTCTTGGTTCTCATCGATGAACGTACTGAGTTCCTGCTCTGCCGCCTGCCGCATCCTCACCTGTTGTGTCTGCTGCGCGTGCTGGTTCGTTATCGGGTGCAGCTTAGCATCGATCATGCGAGACAACGCCTGCATGTCCATGCCCGGACTTACACCTTCAGTGAGGAACGGTATCTGGTAGCCCTTGCTCTTAACTTCCTCAACAAGCCCTTGCAGTGTCCTTACCGGATCACGCATGAAGTCAGCCATCACACGTATGGCTATCTTCTGATCTTCTGGCTGCACGCCAAGCCTTGCTGCCTCTTGCAACACTTCACCGCTCGAACGCAACGCACCTTCTAATCCAGTCACACGCTGCTTGAGTGTGTTGTTCTCACGCATCGTGCGCTGACTGTCCTCGAAGATGCGACGCTCGATGCCACCTTGTGCAACAACTCTCCCACTAACCGGATCAACTAGATCACGGGTATTAGGATTGTTGGGGTTGGGCTGTTCGATGAGTCCGTCGTGTCTACGCCTAACAGCGCCTTGCGGAGTACGTTGTGCTGCGCTGCCAGCAGTATCCGCTTGTGTAGGTTGGGCTGAGGATCGACCTTCACTACCGGAACCCTCACTGCCTTGCGTGCCGCTGCCAGCCGGTGCGCTCGTCTCTTCGCTACCACCGCTATCCTCCTGAAAGTCAGGGATATGACTAAGTATGCTGTCTTCTGTTCCGCTCATCACACAAGTCCTTTATCCGTAGCCAACCACATTGGTAGGGTTACTTCCTTCGCGTCTTTGTCCCATTCGCATTGGGACTTAGGAAGCCACACATGTTCTTCTTTGCCAATGTCGAACTTGTATGCTTTCTCTGTCTCGCCAACCAATGTTGCAGCTAGATCGACAAGCTCTTTCTTTATATTCATTGCGTGATCCCTTTCACTGCCCACATGACACATTGCTCAAGGCTTGTGACAGCCAATGCTTTGTATCGTGGATCAGGTACGTTCTCCAAGTCTGCAAGCATCCTACCTGCGGCTGCTTTGATACTGCGTATTGCCAGCTTCTCTTCTGTGCTAAGCACACGATACTCTTCGCGGAACGGATCACTCATGCTACTTGACCTTGTGGTGCTTGCCCACCGGGTGGCGCACCACCATGTGCCTGTGACGCAAGCAATTGCTGGAATATCTGCGCTGGTGGCACGCCTTGTGCTAGTGCGCTACCAATCGCTTGTAGAACAGGTGGTGGCAACTGCTGCATTGCTTGAACAATGGTTGCGAGCATACCACCACCTGCCGGTGGTGCACCGGGCGCACCGCCAGCCATGGGCTGTCCTGGGGGAGGCGCACCACTAGGCATGCCGGGCGCACCGGGAGCACCGCCTTGCTGTGACTGAGCCATCTTCTGCACTTCTGCATCGATGCTATCCCAGTCTTCCTTACTGATGATAAAGTCGTCGAACGCTTTGCTAAGCATGTTCAACGACACCTTGAGTGCAGTAGCAGGCGCAGCCCTCACGTACTGTGCCAACATCTGACCGACCTGCACTGCCTCTTGCTTCTTCTGCTGCGTAGTCAGCTTCTGCGTGCTGCCACCAACTATAGTCAGTGACATACGTGCGAAGTCCTGCAAGTTATCCAACGGACGCCAGAACGGTGTCACATCCATGCCAACCAACGCTGTCGCAGTGTCTGCATCCATGAAGCGCATGCACAACTGCGCTAGCTTCCAACCTACATCTCCCAGCGCGTCCTCTAGTGCATCGAGGCGCATGTCCATACGCAAGTTGCCCATCGTGCTATAGTAGTCGATGGCTTTGTTCGTTGTGTTCGTCTTGAACTCGCCACCGCGCTCTATCTCATTCGTGGACGCAATACGGTCGATGATCTTGTACAGATCAGCCTTGTCGAACAACTGCGTAAAGCCCATGCTCGGTGGAGCAATGGAGAAGATCATCTTCTGTGGGTCTACACCCTCTGGCACGTCCAGCGGTGTTGCAGTTGCGTCAGGCCCTTTGAGTATCTGCTCAACAGTCTCCTGTGTCAGACCGGAGTTCTTGTTATAGAAGATATTACGCCGCGCCCAAAGCAGTGCTCTACGACGCTCATCGTTGATCTCGTTAATTTGGTCCTGTTGATCGAGATAATAGCTGACTTCTCCCTTGGCGTACAACGCGGTGGGACTATCGTGGAACCACATCGGAGTGAGAGGATAGAACCCCTGTAGTTGATAAGGATCGTCCCATACCCAAATCGGCCATTTCCAATCGTTGTCTGCATACATCTCCAGCCGACGTGTCACCTTGTCCCACACATACCAGACCTTGGTGAGACAGGCTTTGTCGAACGCCTCCTGTGTCTCAAACCCATACGCATTGTAGCTGTTGTCATCATGCTTGAACAACGTGAACTCATCGTCACCGCTGACACTGCTACCACTGTTCAACACATGCGTTGGCTCGAAGATGGACACGTTCTCATCACTGTCCTCATCCTCCATCGCATAGATCGCATTGATGTACTCAGTCGGCAGCATGTCCTCAATCATCATCCAGTTGCAGTCACTGAGATACGGATCAGTGCTGTTCGGATCACGCAACACCTGATGCGGCATCCTAATACGCACATACGGACCGCTAGGCTGTAGGAACTCTACCTTTTCCTCCAACGCAGTAAGCTGTCCTTCTATCTCTCTGATCTCCTCAGCATCCGCTGCCTGCTCAAGCTGTGCAGACAGATCAACCAAGTTCTGCACTGCCTGCTCACTGCTCTTGTCCTTCTGTGTGTACCCAACCTCGAACCACGCCATGTTGGTCAACAACGCTATGACTACGTTCTTCTTGGCCTTGGTCTTGATGTTCACACCGGGTGGATACTTCATGCTGAACAGTGCATTGATTAGCTTCTGCAATGCACGTGCCAGTGTATCACCAACCTCCTGATCGCCAGGGTTCTGGCTCGGCTCAGTGGTCACAGACACAACAGGGTTCTTGGCATAAAGCTCAGGCACCTGTGCATTGACATTAGCGAACACTACGTTCTCAGTGCTAGTGTTCAGTTCATTCAGTCGTCGAGCAAGATAGCGATTACCAGATACACTGCCACCCCCACCGCGACGACCACTATTACCAGCGCCCGTTCCATCTCTGTGGTCCTGCTGGTCCATGTTGTAGTAGCGTATGGCTTCATCCCATGCATCGATTAAGTTCTGCATGGACTTCTGTGCTGTATCCTTTCTACTCTTCCACACACCACCACGTTTGTTAGACACAGGTATCCTGCTGTCAGGCATTGCCTTGTACACTGGCGGTGCAATAGGCTCCGCAGGCAGACCAACACCTGCCTGATCCAGCGAGTTCTCTAGCGGATCATCCTGTGGTGCTGCTGCAATCGGATCGCCGTCTTCATACGTACCGCTCATGTGCTCACCAGTGATATAGGCCGAAGTGCGGCCCACCAATCAGACCGAACAGAAGCAACAGCACAAGCACCAACAGAATTATGCTGATCGGGTTATATCCAGGTGCAGGCACTCCACCAGCACCATAGTACCAAAAGCCACCACCACCAACGAGCACGATGATAAGCAGCACGACTAGGATCACGCCCATTACTTGTGTCTCGCTTTCACCTTGCTGTCTTTCTTGCGTTCGATCTCATGCCACGCCATCCATGCGGGTGGTTGGTCAGCAGTGCCAACAAACCGTGCCAGCTTTGGCCTATTACTCATTGCATACTTCCACATGTCCATCGCATGGTCATTGCGTCCCAATGGCTTGTCAGTTGTCTCATCACTGCCATCGCGTTGGAAGTAATACTCGCTGATCTCATCGATGAACCACTGGCACGAGTCACACACGTAGAAGTACGGTGACCCTCTTAGACCAGTAATCGGATGCTCATGCATAGGCAGCGGTGCTAGATACTGCCAGTTCTTAGCAATGCCACTGCTGATGTCATTGTTGCCACGCTGCATACGCACGCCCTCTTCTTGGAACATGCCTGCAACTGTCTCACCAACAGTCCTACTGTTGCCAGTCTTTCTCCTGAACACATCAGGGTCGGCATAGATCGGTGCTACTTCATCTGACACGACTCCGTGCCTGACACGTATCTCATGGATGAGTTTAACAGCACCAGCGATTGTAAGCTCAGCAATGCGAAACCCATCAAGCAGTATTGCGTTGCCATCATCATCGGCAAAGAACAAGCCATAGCAACTGTGTCTGGACAGTCCGTGATCGTATCCCTCGAACCATGTGGGTGCGAAACCTGACAGTCGGAGCGTGCGTAGATAAGCCTTGGCCGCATCGTACTGTAGGACATGCAATCCCTCATCGAACTGTGGGTAGATCAGGCCACTGAGTGCGCCCCACTTACCATAAATAAAGCGATCACGCATAGAGCCCGTATACGTTGCCAGCATGCCACGGATGTAATCCTCGCCAACGTTATCTACGTTCTCAAACGTCGTGCCCTCGAACAACTCTATCAACGGCGTGGGCTTGCCATCAGTGAGTATTGGCTTGCCTTCGTTGTCTACTTGACACAACAGCTTGTCGCTCATCACTCCACGATTGAAGTCATGCAGTGGCTTGATGATCTCTCGATAGCACCAATTCCTAGTCGGGTTGAGTGTAGCAATGAACCACTTAGGTCCAGTGCGCGGCATACTAGCATCGTCACCGACATATTCAGTATTGCCACGCAACCGACCCATCAGGTCCATGAAGTCCTTATGACTGAACTCAGGATCTTCTAGCTGATCGACAATGATCCAGTCATACGTTGCAGACAGCAAGTTGGACTTGCTCTCGTCTGTCTCTTTGCCCTTCTGTGCCACATACCTGAAGTTCACAGTGCTGCCGTTCTTCAGCAACAGCGTGTTCTCATCACGCGCAGGCATACGCTTGATCCAGTGCGTAGGACACCACTGCAAGAACTCACGTCGTATCGTGTCGTTCAGCTTGGGATACGTGCTACGTGCGATCAGTCCATTACCGCCAGGATAGTCCTTGCACAGCTTCAGTGCCTTGACACATGCAGCAGCCGTCTTGCCGTTACCGAATCCACCACCGATGAACTGCACCTTCGCCTTCGACTGATGAAAGCGATCATGCATCCCATTTTCTATTATGCGGTAACGCTTGGTCATCCTGCCATGTTGCCTAGCACTACACTCGGCGTGCCTGTGATCGTAAGCAGCCTAGCAGCCGGTGGAATCGCTAGCACAACAGGTGTAGCCGGGACAGTAATCACAGCAGGCACACTGTCGAACGCTATCGTGCCAGCACCGTTCGTCTGCAAGTGCGAATACAACGTGAAGGCAGGATTGTTACCAGCCGCATCAACAGCCAGTGGCAGCGTATACGTGCCAGCCGCTGCATACTGAACACTACCACCTGCGAACGCCATCAGATTGCTCCCATGTCTATAGTCGGCACCTTGTGCTCATCTCGCTTGACTATCTCGATCACTAGCCCACCATCCATACGGTGCCGATGCTCTATAACATCAGCAGGGCGGTGACCGCTGCGATCAAGTATGTCACGAGCAGCAGCCATGCGATCGGTGCGTGTACCTGCCTGTAGAGCTTCAACCATTGTGTTAGCAGCGTTCTTTGCGTTCTTAGCGAACACGTCACGCACTGTCTCTGCCTGTTGGTCAAGTACTGTCTGTGCGACGACATCGTACAACTGCCTATACGGGTCAGCATCTTTGATGCGCTGCACCTGCTCGACACTCATGCCAGTGCTGATCGCTATCTCTTCATCATCGAGACCGAACAACACATACGACAAGACAGCACCGATGGCATTCATCTGCTTCGGCATCGCAGGCAAGTCAGTCAACTTGCGTCGTGTCTGTGTGATAATCCTCTGTGCTTCCTGGTGCGTGGGTATCTCTACAAGACCGAGCTTGCGAGCATCACTAGTAATGTCGCCACCAGGATGCACAATTCTGCCGTCTGCAAGTCTAAGTGGCTCATTGGCTGCTGGCAGTGCCATTAGCGTGGCACCCACAGTCTAGCAGGTGCACGCGGTGGAGCAAGCGCACGCAGTTGTGCAGCATTCGGCCTAATGATCTGCGTTGGTATGTCACCACCACCACCCGGCGTAGGCGCAGGTGACGGACCACCGGCAGGCGGTGCAATCGGCATGTTAGCCATTGGTCCAGTAGGCTGGCCACGCAATGCAACATTGGCTGCATCTTGTGGCGTAACACCAGGAGGCAATTGCGGGCGCGGCATTACATCACTTGGCTGCACAGGTGGATTGATACCACTCAGGTTAGGTGGACCCTCAATCTGTGGTGCGCCCGGTGGTGCAACTGCTTTCTGCATTGCAGCTTCCATCGGATTCACGTTTGCATCTGGCCCTTGCAACCTATACTGATCCGGTGGACCTTCTACTTGTCCTTGTTGTGATGGATCAGCAAGTGACAGCGGTGGCTCCTTACTGCCAATGATTGCATCAGTTGCAGGATCACCAGTCGGACTGCCACCCATCAGTGCTCTATATGCACCGTAACCAGCACCGCCAAGTCCAGCACCAGCAAGTATAGCAGGGCCAAGCGACATGTTCAGTCCGCCACCACCAGCAGGCGGTGCAGATGTGTTGCCACCAGTGCCACTACCGTCACCACCACTACCACCAGCAGGCGGCACTTTATCGGGCGGTATCGGTGGCTC